ACAATAACGACCAAACTTCACAAACGCTTTATAGTACGGGCTTTCGCAAAAATCATCATAGGTTTTTAATTTGGCGCTGCCTTGTGTCATTTCAAAGAACTTGATGTATGCTTGGAACCCCAATTCCACACCGCGCTCTGCTCGTTCTTGTCTGCGTCTGCGTGGCTCACAGCTATGCACAGTGAGACTTGTTTCTTTGACAAAGTCTTTTTTACAAAACTGACAGGTGTATTTCATTTTTTAGTTTCTTGACCCATCAACTTGAAGTGCTCGTCGATTTGTTTTTTGCTGGTGATTGACGCCAGCACAGCAATGTCATCATCTTTCATGTCTGGATATATTTCTGCCAACTGTTTACGAATGCTGCTGGCGCCTGGCTCTTTCTTTTTGGGAGCAATCCAGTTGTGTCTTGGTGTGCCCATATCCGGACTAACTGTTGTTGCACAGAGCCATTGTAATTTGGGATGTTTACCCATTGCAAAGAAGTTTTTGTTAAGTCGTTCATTGGTAGCAACAAGATAAAACTCTTGTAGATCCCGAGACCCTTCTACTGCACTGCCCCAACGCAGCATTAAAAATGTTGAAAATTTCTTACGCTCATCATCTGTCAATTCGTCATAGAAGTCACGATTCTTGAGATCAAACTGCTGCATCTCGTTGTGTATTGATAGTTTATCCATTGTTAATATTTTTAAGAATACGACACTTCCTTAAAGATTTTCCTATACACTTGTTGCTGTATTGGTAACCGATCAAACCAGAACTCGCCACGCACATGATCCATCATGAGTTGCTGAGCCACAAATTTCCACCATCCAGCAGTGGCATCCTGTGTGCGTAATATTTCAATTGCTCGACTAATGTTCTCATTCTGGTACGGCGACTTTTCTAATTTGGAGATCAATGCATCGCGAAACTCCCAGGGAATTAATGCAATGCCTTCTAGGCCTTCCGGATTGGCCAAGACTGGTTGAAACTGCTCCATCTTTATCTCTTGCTGTGAAAAATAATCAAACAATTGATCTATCCACCAAATATTAATAGCACTGATCACTGGTGAGTAAGATAATTTTATATAAGATTGCGATTTACACCAATTGATATTTTCTTCAACTTGACTCCATTTAGAACCACTGCGCACTGTTTCTAGAATATCTCCTACAGCATCAAGGCTGGCGTTGACGTTGATTTGTTTAAATTTGGACCAATAGTCCTTTACATGTTTGTTTTTGTAACCCAACACAGTCATGTTGGTGCTGTACATTATACGAGGTTGTAACTGGGCTGCAATCAATTTTTCCAACAACTGATAGTGTTGAGGATTCAACAAGGGTTCGCCGCCAGCAAAATAAATCTGTTGAACGCGAGTCAAATCAATATCGCCCAGTTCAGTTTCTTCATGCAGGTGAATCACTTGATGGCCTAGTTCACTGGCCCAGCTGGTGCTAAGTACTGGCCCACAACTACGGCATTTTAAATTGCAAAGATTGTTGTTTCTAAAATCCAAAAAGTGAACCTGCAGGTTGACCAAGTCTGTGGGATAGTCCTGAAACATTTGGCGCCAGCCGGGCTTGTCAGGTGGGCATGCGCCCATGCATTCTTTGGGGATCTCGCCGCGCAAAAAGGCTCCGCCTACTACATCTCGAACCTGTTCGGGGCTGTCAAAATGATCGCCGCCCCAACTACAACACGGAGTAAACTTGCCGCCTGGCATGTAGGTGGTTGATGTCCACGGAGCCTTGCAGTAAATGTCACTCATGATTTTTCCTTAACTGCATATTACCATGCCTTGCTGTAGTCAACAATTTCACAGTTACGGCTGATGTCTTTGACAAAGTAAACACACTCGGGCTTGGGCCCGTCAGATACAGGAACACATAACATCTGTCCATTCTTCAACTTGGGGGCATACCATGCCACTTCGTGATACACATCTACAATTTCAATGGTGGGGAAACTTGGTCTAAAACTTGAAAGCGGATTGAATTGAAATACCTTAAAACCACGATCATTAATACTGGTCAATGGCAACACTTCAAGGTCGCCTACATCCGGTTCGCCGATCAACACTTGCCAGTCCATGGGCATGCGTATCTTGTGCTCGCCAATTTTTAATACCAGTGCAGGAGCATTAAAACTTTCAAGAAAAATCAGTGGAATATAATGATAGTCGGGCTCCCTAGGATCGCTGTTGTCAAATATAGCAAATCTCATGTCATCAACTTCTTCAGGAAGATGATCAAGATCGAAAAATGTGTTTGAGTCTAGTTGTAGAATTCGCATGTTGTTATTATAGCAGGTTTTTTAAAAATCGCAACCTTTATTTCCATTCTAGTTTCTCTTGCGAGAAAGGATAGTTAGCATCTCTGTAGAATACTTTTCGTTTGGTCAGATGGCGCTTGGCAAACTTGCAGGTGCTGGTCACATCCCAGATTTGGACGTGGTCTTTGTCTTCCGCCTTTCTAATACCTCGCCCAATACTTTGTATAACGCGGACAAAGCTCTTTCCGGGCTCCACAAGAACCAAATTAAAAATCCTAGGGATATTAATACCCACAGCGGCCACACCGTAAGTCGCCACAATAATCTTGTTAGTGCTGGTTTTAACTTCGTCGTATTCTTCTTTTCTGTCTTTGGTTTTGACTTCGCCTGATATGAACACTGCCTCTTCCAATTCATTTACTAGGAATTTGCCTGAGTCGATTCTATTAACTAGAACCAATGTATTGCCTGATTCTGAGATTTTTTTAATTAATTTACTAATGTACAACATCCTGTCATCGTTGGTGACAAGATACTTTAATTCATCGCTGTAACTTCTAAATTCTGCCACGTCCAGCATTTGTACAACATTGACATGACAGTTACTCAACACTCCAATGTCTTGTAATTCGTGTGCTTTTATGCCGCCGATAACTGGTCCAAGACTTGCAAAAATTTGTTCGTATTCAAATTTTTCCTTGGGCACAGTCCCAGTTAATCCCCAACGAATCGGCGCATTACACAAATTTTGTGTGAGTAAATTCTTTAATACTTCTGCTTTGGCCATGTGTACTTCGTCAACAATAACAGTCTTAACTCCGTCAAGAAACTCTGCCAGAGTAACAATGTCATGCTCGTGATTTTTACTCTTTTTGTCAAGAATATTAAGACTTTGCCAAGTACAAATAGTGTGCGTTTTGTTTAAATCTTTTCTGTCACCGTAGTACACTCCCACATCTAGTCCCACTGCAATAAAGTCTTCCTCTGTTTGTTCAACAAGACTTTTGTTAGGTACAATGGTGATGGTTCTACCGTATTTCTCCGCCAATTGACTCAGTGTGGCAGTTGTGATAGTCTTGCCAGCGCCTGTGGCAATTTCTTGTAAACTTTGAGTGTTATCGATAAATCTATTAATTGCATCCACTTGATAGTCACGCAACATGATAGGCTCACCTTCTTGCTGATGTCCTTTTGGCCAAACTTTTCCTTGATCAGCCCAGTATGATTCTGTTACTGGAGCAAAGAAAATTTGTGGAGTAACTCGCAGGTCTTCTATTTCATCAATGTCAACAGATAGCTTGGCAAGCACACCTAAAATAACTTCTAATTGACTTAGATAACCGTTGCCGCCAAGGCCAAATAAACTGACCATGCCGTCCCATCGACCCAGTTTAAATGCAGGATGATACCGAGCATACGGGATCTCATACTTGAAAGTGGCGGTCAATTTCTTGCGGGCTTCTAAGGAAAGCCCTTCAAGTTTAATGTTGACTTCGTCACGTATGATTAACTTCACCGCCATATGTTTAATTTCCTATCTTCTAAAATACTAGCTTCACTTGAATATTCAATGATCAAATCACAGCAGTTAGTATACACTGAAGTCTTACCATGACGCAACCCCATTCTTGTGTCCATAGCAATCACACTCATGGGACGCCAAGTGTTTGTTAGGAAAAACTTAGGTATTTTTCCGCCTTGTACACCAGCTACCAGCGTGTCACTGTCAAGTTTATGATTATAAGAATTAACAGCAATTAATTGATTGAATTTGCGGCCCGTGTCAGTATTTGGTAATCGAAAGTAAATTCCAATTTTTTCTAGGATATCAACTTCTTTCAATGCAACAGATATCAATTCAAGAGTTTCTAAAGATTTAACTTCATTTGCATTATCGAACACAAAAAGTATTGGTGTTCTTTTTAAAAGAATCAACGATGCAATAATTTCCGACAATGAGTGTTGTGCATTATCCACCCATATCTTTGTGTTTGGCCTGTTAGCCAAATATTCTATTAGATTTTCTCCAGGATTTTTAATGTTGTTTGTTAGATACTGGTATCTTACACTTCTGTCGTTAATTATGTTTTTATCCAGTGATGTTTTAATTCCAAGGTCAGAAGTTATTGCCTTGTGAAAGTTTTGATTGGTCATGGTGGTCAAAAAGAACTGATCTTCAAAGTTGGATTTTGACCAAGATTTTATGGTGGTGTAGTGAGTTTTTATAGTGTCAACAATTTCAAACTCCAACGGCTCCAACGCTTCTACCAATGCAACAATATTTTGTTCAGTGAGCTCAGCTGTGAAAAGTTTGCCAGGGCTTGCTTGAATTAGATTTTCACATTTTTTTGATAATTCTATTAGAACTTTTCGAATTTCTGAATTGTAAGAGAAATCAATTTGTAGGCTGGGTTCGTTGTCTTCGTTTT